TCAGTGATTCCCTAGCTCTCTGAGCCTTTGGTTGACAGCTTCGCGAGATGCTCCTCTCGCAACGGCGCTTCGGGCATCAGCAGTCGCGGCCTCTCTGGTAACGCCCTGCGGCAGTCTGGTCGGCGCCTGCGCATCCTGAGAAACCATCTGCCCAGTCTGCGTATCCAGCGCAGCCTTCCCGACAATAGGCGATCCATCTTCGCGGTATCCCATCACCACATCCTGCAGCATGTATCGGTCACGAGCAGAGACGGTCAGAGCCTGATAAGCCCTTTCGGCTTCAGCTCTATCAGCTGCTGACAGGCTCGGGTCGGCCATGCGAGCGGCCAGATCACGCAACTGACGCTGCTGGGCAACGGTCATCTGGCCCTGCTCAATCTGCTGGCCGGTCAACTCGTCGCCCAGCTGGTTGCGCTGCTCGGCAATGGCATCCTGACTTCGGGTGTAAAGGCGCTCGTCAGCGGCCACCGCATCAGTTCGCCGCTGCTGCATGGTCTGATCGATCTGCTGCTGACCTTGCTGAATGCGCTGCTGGTGCTGGTCACGCCGCTCGGATCGGCGGTCGGCATCACGCTGATTGAGTTCGGCGTTGATTGCGCCCTGTATTCCGCCGCGGCTACTGTCGCGCACCACCGTCAAATAGTTCGGGTTGCTGTTTTCCAGCCGCGTTTGCTGGTGAATCTGCGCAGCCAGCAGGTTACTGTCCATCGCAGACTGCCCCGAATAGCTGTTGATTCGAGCCATGGGCTGACCATCGTCCTGCTGCCTGCCCACCAAAGTATCGGTTGAGCCGACGGTAGCGCCTGCTCTGATCGGCGTGTTCGCACTGAAGCTGTTGCCGTCACGGACTATCCGGTTATCCACCGAGCTGACAGGAAGTTGAGCTCGGGCACCAGCCGTGAGCCGATCCTGCGGCACCACATCAAGGGCCAGATTCTGCCCTGGCTCAAGGCGCGCTATAGGCTGGTCGGATTGCTGGCCAGGCGAACCAGCTGCAGGCACGCCCGGCGCAGGAGGTGGCGCACTACCAGTCAGAAGATTGGCCCCGGCCGGCGCGCCTGGTGCTGGTGAGCTGGATGCCACCCCCGCAATAGGCTGTTGCGCGGCCGGTGCAGAGATACCTGGGTACCCGCCCGGCGGCGCCATCCCGGCGGTGCGTGCACGCTCGACAATGCCCTGGCCATACCGGCCAGCGGCCTGGGCCTGCTCCGGGTTGTTGGCAACCCAGTCTGCATTCTGTCTGGACTGCTGCCGAGCGCGAGCTGCTTCCCTGTTTGCCTGGCCAGGTAGCCGGTCGTCAAAGGTAGTGTTCTGGGCGAAGCGGACGCCGGCGGTAAGCGGGTTTGAGTCGGCCACCGATCTTGCTGCCTGCCTGAATGCGCCCCCCACATTCTCCCGCGTTTCGTTGATGCGGCCGGCCATAGCCTGCTGCTGTTGCGTTCGGCGCTGGGCAGCCTGCTGATCAGGCGTCAGGCCAATGCCTGGGGGCGGATAGGTAAGCCCGGGATGAGGGCGCGGGCCCTGCTGCGCAGCCACCGGCCTGACAGGTGGTGCGCTGCCGGTCAAAAGGTTGGTCCGGCCAGCAGCGTGCCGCCGGGTCTGGTCGAGGTCACCAGTCAAATCTGAAGTAGCCATGGAGCGCTCCGCATATGTGCTTTGCGCTTCACGCTATGTGACTGAATGGCCAAGGCAATGCGGCTCTATGCCTCTCGCGTATACCTGAACTTATTCCACACTTCGCCCGGCGGCAGCGGCGGCAGAATGCGCGGCTGTGCGGCTGCGGCATAGGTGCACGTGTAGTTACCATCCGGACTTGGCACTACCTTCTGCACCTCAAATGCAGCCGGCGGCGCTACCATGGAGCCATCGACGAGCGATAACGCGCTGAAGGTCTCGCCAAATCCAGATCCACCGTCAGAAGGAAGGAAGATAGCCCCGCCGTCTACAAGGAATCCGGGCGATATACCCTCGCCCACGCTCGGCGTGACAATCGGCCCCCAGGTGCCACTGGCTTGGGTGAAAGGTGCGGCTGCCGTGGTGAGCAGCGTACTCAGGTCGGTTACCTGTATCTGTATTGTATTGCTGGAATCAGGCATGCCGATACGCACAAGGCTTGTCTGGCCCAGCACGCTGCGCCCGGCAATAGGGCCGCTGTCAGGCCTAGCCTCTGTGCGAGGTGCCAGTACGCTGCCGCTGGTCAGGTTTATCAGGAGTCGGCGTGCCGGGGCTGGCCACTGCTCAGCAATCCCAAGATCAATAAAGTCGCCGGATGGCGAGGTGGCGACCGAGAGCCAATTCCGTTCCCCCGGAATGTCCGGCATATCGAACCCAAGCGGAACCTCGCTATGGGTACTCAGTTCGAATCGCTTCAGCTGTGCTGTTGGGCCCTGGGTGATCGGGTCGAGATAGGCAACCCACGCACAATTATTGGCACCGTCGATCTTGAAGAAGTACGCACCTGGCGGTATGCCTGTCGGCTCTGGAGCCCACTCGCCGACGCGGCACCGCTCAGTGCCATCCCATTTGTAGAGATACCCGTCAGGGCTGAACTGGGCACCCGGCGCGACATTGTTAGCCGTTCTCCCGCGCTTGCCCCATAACGGGGTCACTGCTCCGTCATCCGACAGCACCAGAACGCCATGCCCTTCCGGCCCGTGCCTATCCCCGGCAGTGGCCGCAGCAAAGCGACCACAATACGACAGGTCGATGACAGCACCACCGCTCCCGAAGTGGCCAATCAGGGGGTCTCCATCTTCGCCGGTATAGCTTGAGATAATGCGTGCCCCGTCCCAGATCGCCATGGAGATGTGCGTGCCCCACGAATCAGGCACCGACTGCTCCACCATTGTTGCTATTCTCATACTCCGCTCTCCCGATACCGTTTGAATGCATCGCCATAATCAATTGGCCAGATAGGCGACCCCATGTAGAACAGGCCCATCGCCGGGGTAAAGGTAGGGGCCTCCTGCTCGGCATTGATCAGATCCAGCCACTCTGCGCCATAGTCCTTGCTGACCCATGCGCGGCCATAGCCGACCTGATTGCCAAGCCGGTAGATAATGCAGGGCTTCTCGATAACCGCGTCATCCCGGCGAATCTCGCGCTGGTAGCACGACAAGGCCGGCCGCAGGCGCTGACCGTTATGCACTGCAGGATCTCTGCGTATCTCAGTAACTTCACCGGTATCCAGATCCCATCGGTAAACGATTGCCTCGTCAGGCTCCGGGTAGCTGTAGGCAGCAAAGAACACCAGGTCATCGCCTGCCACGGTTGCCCAGGTATGGGACTCCAGCGGGTGACGTATATCGGCTGACCCCATATTGTCGACGTCATGCACCAGAGAGCTGTCTAGTTGCAGGGTCTGCATGTCGCCGTCGCAATACAGCACGATAGCGGCCGGCTCTTCGACAAGTTCAGGCGCCTTGGATTGATAGGTTACTTGACCGGTCAGCCCGCTCTCTTCGCTCACCGTGTACACCCGAACAGCGCGGTCACCAGAGAATGATGATTGCGGCGACATCAGCCAGTCACTGCCCTGGCGCTCTTCCTCTTCCCTGATGAACCTCACTTCAGAGATCAGCGCCACATGCTTTTCGCCGGCAATGCCTGACCATTCCGTGCGCCATACTGCGTGATGGTCTTCGTTCGTCCCGCCAAATTGCTCGTATGCCCCGCTCTCGATAGAGCCGGATGCGTCGCGCAGTATCACTTCCACGGACAGATCACCAGTCCCATCGATCTCGCCCGGCTGCATATCCTCCATGAAGTTCGGCAATGTCAGTTTCAATACCGCTGTCTGCGTCTGGATGCTGACCGGGTTAAGCTCCGGGTATCGCTCGATGCCGCGGGTATCCAAAAACTTACGCGCCACTCGAATATCGACCAGCACCTCGGCAGAGTTTTGCTTGAGGCACACCACCGGCTTGCCGAATACGCACGACATCCAGCCGTCGACCGTTTCGTCATAGGCAGGCGGGTAGTGAATCTGCCGACTGCTCCCTATGTTGTCGGTAAAGTCTTGCACCCAGCCTCCTGGTGTCCATTGCTCAGGCTTGATGCCGCCAAGGTCCATGTCATCCAGGCGTAGGTATTGCGTGCGTGTAACAAACCGCCCATCTGCAAGGACGTGATACAGCAGGGCGATAGCTGTCATGCCGGCCCGGTGCGTAAAGCCTTCGCCCACCTGTTCTGCCAGCGGGAACGCGGAAACCAGTCGAGTGTCACGCCATGCGCAACCTCCGAAAGGCATCTGCCTGCCTACCACGGCGCCCAGGGGGTAGCGGGTAATCATCTTGATACCGGGCAGCATCTGCTCATAGGCGTTTTCATAGACGACCGTCGTCAGGCTGCCTTGAAGGCTCGCGCTTAAAATTGGCTGCCGCACATAGGCAAAGACCTGGGCAAACTCGGCGCCGGGCGATACGGTCTGCCCGAGAATACCCAGACCGAACGCCTGTTCCATATTACTGATGGCGCGCTGATAGTGAACACCTCGCCACTCGTAGGGCGCGGAAACGACCACCCGGTAGCCAATGATGTCGTCCGGCAGGCCTGTGAAAGCCGTACCGAAGCTGGCTGCCGCCTCGCGCCGCTCAACAGCCCGAAAGAATCCCGTTGCCGGCGTCACGATGTTCAAGCGCGGGTAAAATGCATCCCTTGCCGGCGCATCGAACATATAACTTGATGCCAGCGGCAATACAAATGCAGGCTCAGGGTAGTGGGTCACGATGCCCATGTAATGCCCTGGCGGGTCGATGACTTTGGTCAATATCTCGTTTTTGCGCCGGCTGTGCTGGCACAGAAAGCCGTCATACACGGATCGCAGCGTTGTAACGCGGCCAGAATCTCCCGCCTTGATAGCGGCAAGCGGCCTTGCTTGGCGCTGGAAGATGTTGCGCCACCGCTGCCCGAGGACGGAGGCGACGCGCGTCACATAACGGATCATTGCTGATCAGCAGTAAAGATGTTGGCCTGCAGGGTGCCTGCTGCACTGGCTGCACTGGCGGCGATGTCGGCAAAACCGCGAACCGCCTGCCCAAAGGCCTGATTCTTGTTGTCGCTGGTATAGAGTCGCGCCTGCAGATCCTTTTCTGAAATCTCGCCTCTCATTCGCAGCTCCGCAGCATCTAGGCGCAGCTTCTCAAAACCCAGCTCGGTCTGATAGTAGGATGCCAGCGCGCTATTGAGTGACTGATACGCCTGCACCTTGATACGCGACGCCTCGTAGTTCTTGTCAAGCGTCGAGGACCACTGGCGATAAAAGTCCGCCAAGGCGCGGAATATACCCAGCTTCAGCTGCGCCGCTTGCTCTACCGCGAACTTCAACAGGTCCAGTTTGATCTCGGCATCCTTGATAGCTTCCATTACGTTGACATTGGCGATGGCGTCGCTTGCCGCTTCCTCGGCCTGATTGATGCTGGCAATCATGGCACCGGGCGGCAGACGGAATCCCCGCGACGAGTATTCTGCTCGCAGCTGCTCGGTTGCCGAGTTGCGCGCGCGGTATTCGCGGTCACGCGCCTGCTGCCACACCGCATCGAACACATCCTGGCTCATGCCCAGCGGCGCCTTGCCGGTAATAATGTCGCACAACCACTGCTCGGGCTGCGAGCGCATACAATTCTGCAGCTCTGGGAAATACCGGTTCAGCCACTGCTCTGCCTGGCTGTTCAAAAAGTCCACTGTGGCAGGATGTGCTTCGTCCTCGATCATGTCACCCAGGCCCTGTGGCATAGGGCGCGATGAGCCTGTCGGCGAATATCCGGGGGAATTGATGCGGATCGTTGGCATTTTCTCGCCACCGATTCGGCCAAGTGCTTCCAGTGCGGACGACGAAGCGCCCTGCGCGGTGTTGAATAGCCGGGTGATATTGCTGTCGATACTCACGACCGCCTCCGATTTAGTTTACGCTGCGACACTGCGACATTGATCTCGATGCTATCCAGCGCAGCAAAGCTGGCATCTTCCAGCTCCAGTTGCAGGTGCCAGTGCCGTCCAGTAACGCCCTTGGCCATCTGCGTACGCCCACAGTTCTCGCTATCGGTCACGCGGTACACAGCAGGCTCCTGCCCGTCAGCCGCCACTTTGAGGTACACGCAGCCGTCTGTGCGAATACCTACCCATACCATGTCGGCGCGCTTGAGCTGCATGGCGCCGAAGTCGGTCAGGCCGAGATCCACCATGGCATCAATCATTTCAGCCGACTGGCCCAGCCGGTACAGGCCGTCTGCACGCCAGGCATAGCTCTTGTCGCCCACCGCGGCAAAACCGTTGTAGTCAAATCCCTCGTAGCGTGACAGCGCACCGGTCGCCACATTGACGGCATACTGCAATGCCTCGCGCTGCAGATCGCCACCGACAGAGCTGTTGACCAGCACCTCTTCCATCGCCAGCATTTCGACCACGCTGCCGAAGGATGCGCTGTCCATGACCTCAAGGCCGGACAGCGACGACAGCTCCATGACGATGGTCAGGCTGGCCTCTGCCGACGCCTCCAAATAGCTCATGGAAACCAGCACCACCGCGCTCTCGATGCTGGCAAAGTCGCCAACCGACAGCGTATGGATGTCTGGAGCGCCGGCATAGCTGCTGATGCGCCCTATGAGGCTGATAGGCATTCTGGCTCTGATTCGGCCAACAGGCTCACCCAGGCGCGCCGTCACCGCAGGCAGGGTGCTGCTGATGCTGCCCGCACTGCCCTGAATGCCGCGCATAGTGCAAGTGATGGCCGGAAGCTGGGCATACAGGCTCACCACCTCAAACGTCGGCTCTGATACCGCATGAAAGCCGATGGCCGGCAGCGTACCGCTCAGGCGGCCGTTGATGTCACCCAGTCGTGCCGTCATGGCCGGCAGCGTTGCATTGATGCGGCCATTGTTGAGCGACACAATCTGCCCAGTCATGGCCGGCAGTGTTGCGTCCAGCCGCGTCGACAGATCGCCCAGGCGTGCCGTCAGCGCAGGGAGCGTACCTTCCAGCCTCGACGCCAGTGGGTTTATTTCTACATCGGTAACGCTATCACCCACAGTGTAGGGCGTAGCGTACAGCTCAAATTCACCGCCAGGATCAGGCTCTGTATGGACGTCAAAACCATCCACGGTAAAGACGATCAGGCCATTCTGCCGTCGGAAGCCCATACGGAAATCAGCAATCTCTTCGCCAGGGAAGCCCATGCCATAGGTGCCGACCTCCTGGGCACCCTTGTACATAAAGAGGCTGAAACCGCCCCACTCAAAAGGCATCGCACGCCATGAGTAATTCGGGGCTGCGTAGCTGTAGTTACTACCGGGCCGCGCAAGGCCGACCGTGACGGCTACGGACACGGAGGCATTGAACTCGGCCCAGCGCTGACTACCGACCTTCTCAATTGTTCTCGCGCCACCGCTCCAGCCTGATGCGCCACTTACAACCGTGCGCGGCTCGCTGGCAGGAATGGCTGGCCGAGCCGGCACCCGGACCAGGATCTCATAGGTCGGATTGTTGATCAGGATGTAATCGTCTGTCTGATCAATGACGTCACCCGAAATAATGCGAACACTGCTTCGGTCGAACCTTGCTACACCCTGAAAGAATACCGGGCCTGCCCAATAGCTATGCGCAGAGCGTGCCGGCTGCCCTGGCGTACCAGGGTAGTTGGTGACCTGCGGACTACGGACAAGCGCGACCATTTACAGGCTGGCCGGAATGGTGAACGCGGCCGAATTGATGGTCAAAGGCGCGCCCTCGACCAGCGCAACGCTTGGCAGCTCAAGGTCTGTGCCCTGCACGCCTGCACTGCCTTGCACGCGGACGGCGGATGACGAGCTGCCGCCGGCATCGGAATCAAATTGCAGGCGGAAAAACGTGGCATCACCGCTGGCCTCGTTGGCTGCCGCCGACCAGACCTCGGCCGACGTTTTCAGCAGACTGCCGCCGGGCGCAGCCACTTCGAAAGTCACGCCATCACCGTCGGCAGACACAATGCTCAACAGTGTCGCACTACCCAGCGCCGCGTCAGCGGTCTCCGGCACAGTGCCGCCATAGATGCGCAGCTTTGCGCCGGTAAGCAGGCCGCGAAGTGAATCGCTTACTGCCAGTCCTTCGCGCAGCCCGGTACTGATTTTTATAGCCATGATGTAGTCCTCAGATAGAGTTGACTGGCATGTACGTCAGGCCGGTCTTCAGCTTGGCCTCAAGGCCTACTGATACCTGCTTGACTGTTGGGAATCGGGCGACCGACAGCAGCAGCCCGGTATTACCGCCCTTGGTTGCAGAGGACACGATGAAGCTACCGCGCACACTGCGATCCTGGGTGGGAGTGAAAATGGCCGGGCTGGCGATATTCGAGTAGACGCCGTTGTCGTATGCCGGCGTCCAGATCGGGCGTGTCGGCTCTTCGTAGTCGATGAACTCGCCCATCGCTGTCGGGATGTCAGCCGATGACATCGAGCCAGACGGCATGAAATTTTCGCGGAGCAAGCCGCAGTAGAAGGTGCTGACTGGCGCGGCCTGTCCGAACGGGGCAAGCATCAGGAACTCCAGCGCCGCATCAGGAATACGGTTGAATACAGTCACCCGGTCGACAATCTCGCCGGTAGCGATGTCGACCAGTTCTAGGTCGTGCCGAAATGCCGGCTTGAGTTGCTCAATCATGGCCTGTCTCCAGATCAGAAAAATCGCCCACGGACAGGCCGTTGCTCTGTACCGGGCCGCGCATAGTAGTGACGGCAATCTCGTTGCCGTTGTGCGAGATAAAGCCGGCTGCGCCCTGGCGCGCCAGCTCGGGGGAATAGTTGCCGCGGTTCAGCAGCTCGATGGAGCCATCTGCAGATCCGACTGCTTGGCCGTACCGGGTAAACCAGGCAGCCTGTCCAGTGGGTAGGCGTATACCGCTATTCTCGACAGCGCCAAGATCCAGCACCTCGCGCATGCTCATCTCGACACCGTCCAGGCCTGATACAAAATAGGTCTTGTGCTCAGTAGCCACGAACAGACCGCCCTCAGTTGGAGCCAGCATTGTTACCGGTGCCTCAAGGGCAATGAATCCGCTCACCGGATCATGCAGGTGCGGCATCATCGGCTCGCTCAGGTAGACATAGGGGCCATCGGCACCGACGATCTGCGAGCGCCAGGATGCGAGCATGCTGCTGCGAGGGAATGGTATTTTGTGGGCCGTGGTAAGCCGGATGCCGCTGTCATCCACGCCGTTGACCGTCATGCTGCCGACGAGTACGCCCTGATCATAGAGGGTTTCGTGGTCCGGCTGGGAGGCGTAGACGCGCAGCACGCCGGACTCGGCACTGGTAATCTGCACTGCCTGATCATGCAACCGGATGATCTGGACCTGTGCGCCCGACTCTTCCTGACCAACAGCTGTCACGGCCACTTTGACCAGGCCGGTCATACCGCCCGGGACTGCCTCGATACTGAAAGCAGGTTGACGCCGACCCCATGCGCGGGAGCCATTGCCTGTGCAGCGCAGCAGCGTATCGACTACGCAGATAAACGCCTCGCCTAGATGCTCGGCTGCAGCAATGCGGCCAGGTGGCAGCGGGTCACCAATGGGGCTGGCTGCACCGGTATCTGTGTCATAGGCCATCAGGCCGGCATCACATGCGCAGATCAGGTGCCGTCCTGCCGCAACTGCGTGACGCATGCCGTCCAGCGCTACAGCCAGTTCGCCCTTGGCGCGCAGCGTGGTCACGCCTTGGGCAGACACGTCGACGTTGACCAGCTCCCGGGCAAAACCCTCGGGCAGTCGCTCAGGGCTGGCAGTGTTGTTGGAGCCTAGCGGCCACGGATTAACGGGAGTTGGCTGCATGCTCACCACCTGAACCGGATATTGCCGGGGCGGCGCGCCTGCTGAGCCACTTCGTAGTAGCGCTGGCAGGCCCGCTCAAACTCGGCAAGATAGTTGTCAGCCTTGGTCGGATCGAAGACCTCGGCATCGCTCACGCGGTAGGCGCGGTGCTTGATAAACAGCAGTAGATGCTCCCGCTCTGACACGGGGATATCGATCAGCCTGGAGTTCATCTCCAGTGGCCGCACAGGTCGGCGCAGCACCTGAAGCAATAGCGTCGAGTCAGTCTGCGCCGGCGGATGCAGGGTCAGGTTTGCGTTGTCGACCACCAGCAGGCGAGTCGCGCCGCTGCATGGAAGATCGCGCAATGTCTCGCCGGGCGCCTGGATATCGAGCTGACGCCCGCCAATGCCCGCCGAAACGATATCAATGATGCACGGGTGCCGAGGAAATACAGACTCCCCGGCCGGCACATCAATGGTCGTGAAGGGGCTGGTGCTGTCGTAGACGCTGCGGGTGATCTCGCAGAAGCGATCAACCGCCTGCCGCGCCCATCGCAGCAGCTGACCGTCAGACCAGAAGTGAGGCGCAGCCTCGTCCTTCTCATCCTCCCGGAATGCGCAGACCAGCTCCTTCACGGTCTCCATCAGCCTTCGCCGCTCTCGCCGGTGTCTTCGTCATCCAGCTGCTCGACAAAGACGGCCCAGGCATCATCCAGCTCTTTCTTGAGCACGTTGAAGCCGGCGGCCTTCTTTACTTCGGCCAGCTTCGGCCGGCCATTGCCATCCAGCGCGTCAGCATCATCGGCCTCGATCAGCTGGGTGATAGCGGCAACGATCAGATCCTGCTTGCCTTCTTCTTTCGGTGCCGGCGCTGACTCCTCGATACCAACAATGCCGCAACCAATGGCGACGGCATGCTTTCGGAACATCATGGGAATCGCGGTGCCCTTCTTGCCGTCCGGGCCCGTTTCAAACACCCGGCACGCGTGGCCGGAGGTCAGTGAAATGTGTGTGCCTTCAGCCGGATCAGAGCCCGGTGCAGGCAGAAAACGAACTTCGTTAGACATGGTTTGCCCCTCTGTCAGTAATAAATGGCCGGGTTTCCCCGGCCATCGGGTTAGCCCTGAGTGAACTCAGTGCGGCCGAGAACGATGTACTGGATAACCAGTCGCAGTTCACCGGCAGTTGCGGCGGTGCCAGTGCTTGCGTAGGTAACCAGCAGGTCACCTTCAGCAGGCATGGCGTAGCCGTTAGGCACCAGACCTTTGGCACCCACAGCCGACACGTCCAGCGCAGCGCCGGTGTAACGATCCGCGTCGGCAGCATCGCCAACGATCAGGGTCGCAGTAGTCCCGGCGTTGAATGCGGTGGTCACAAACGCAGAGCCGCTCACAATCACCGCGCCGGCAGGCAGCTGGATGGCGGGCTGTTCAGCTGCGTCGGCGAAGTCAGCCAGCGCAATTACCACCTCGGCTGCAATGACACCCTGGCGGCTGTAGTTCTTTTCGATAGCCATGTTTCTTCTCCTGTCAGCCGAGACGGAGCCCCGGCTGATATTCAGTGGTTACAGACCCAGCCAGAGGTCGATGGCCAGCACGCCGAAGTCTTCAACCGAGCGGTTGTAGATGCTGTAAAACTTCGGCTTCAGGAAGCCCAGCATCTTGTCGACGGAAACGCCGTGCTTGCTGTCGTAGTCGAACTTCTTCTCGACCCACTCCGGTGTACCCAGGTCAGCCATGCCCAGCGCCTGCGCGCCGCACAGCAGAGCCCGCGTACCGTTGATGGTGCCGTCAGAGCCCCACTTGCTGCCTGAAGCCGCACCATTGGTGCTGTACACCAGACGGTGCTCGTGGATCACCACGCCATCGATGGTCACAGTGCCGCCGGTGAACCAAGGAGACTTGACGCCATCCTTGCCCGCTACACTGGTCACCGCGCGCTGGTAGTCCGGATCTTTCTTGAGCTGAGCCAGAGTGCCAGGCTGAACCAGCAGGACGTAGTACTCCTTCCCGCCAGCCATGAGCGGCTTGATGTAGTTGGTCTTGGCGTAGGCCACCGCATCCACCACCATCTTGTAGCTGGCAGCGCAGTCGGTGGTGACGGCGGTGGTGTCGCCAGCGGCCAAAGAAGTGCCGTTCCACAAACGGTGACGCTTCGACGAGGGGGCGGACACGTCAGCTGCGAAACTTAGATTTGGGAACGGCGAACCGGTACGCGGACGACCATCGTTGTGGAAGGCATAGGAAATGCCCGACAACGTCAGCAGAGCCAGCTGGTCACAGCGGTTGCTCAACCAGTAGGCCAAACGGCTCTTGGCCATCTCGCGGAAATTGATGACGGTCTTCTGATCCGCCATTTTGCCCTTGTTGCGAACCTGGTGACTGATCAGGTCGATGTTGATGACCTGGGCGTAGGACATCATTTCTTCTTCGTTGCCCTCCCGCTCATCGTCACCAATGACGCCGTCTTCAACCAGGTCGGCAACCAGATGCATCAGAACCTGCTCGCCCTTCTCGGTGCGCGTCAGCTCGGTGATGCGCTGGATCATGGCGGTGTCGCCAGTACCCAGGAATTTCTTGATGAACATCTGATCGCGGGCGGCACTCCACACATCGCGCGACCAGACGATTTTCTGCTGCGGGGTCAGCCGCGCAAAGTTGGTAACAGCCATGAGCTGTACTCCTGTCGTCGTTGAACACTGTCGTTTGCGGGATGTGTCGCCACCCAGGCGGGAACGGGCGTTGTGGCGTGCCCGGGACGCTGCAGCTTTACGCCCTGCCGGCGAGGTACGCTGTGACTCAGCGAGCGAGCATCAGACGATGCGGGGTAAAACAGGCGACCCAAGCGGGCCACCTGCTATCGAGTTGATGTGACTGAACCGGTTTGTCAACCGACGAAGTCACCTCGGGCCTTACGCTTCTCAGACTCAGACAGATTATCGAACTCGTCCTCAGACAGGTTCTCGTAGTCGATGCGGTTGGCACGCTCACCAACACCTTTGTCGCGTGCCGGAATCTGCTTCTCACGATCAAGGTTGCGAGTGATCTGATCGGCAGTCAGGCGCTGCTTTTCCTTCGCCGGCAGATCAGCTTCCTCTTCGGTTTCGGTGTGCCCGTGCAGCTTCGCCACTCGGTCTGCCGCCTTGGTCAGCGCTTCCGCCAAGCCCATGCCGCGATCCACATAGGCATCACGCAGGGCAATCACCTCTCCCACCGCCTCTTCATCCAGATCAGGCGAGTTGCCATCGAGGAAGCTATACTTGGCTGCAGCCTGGGCAGCAGCCTTCTCAAACTCAGCTTTGGCTTGCTCCTGCCGCTGCTCTTCCATGCGTGCCTGATAGCGGGCCTCCGCCTTCTCGTCGGCCAAGCGCTCCAGCTCGGCACGCTCAGCGGCTCGAATCTCGGCCCGGATCTGCTTCGCCTTATCGCTGTCACCCTCATACATCGCTTCATCAAGCCGAGCGTCAGCATCTTCGAAGTCAAAGCCTGCCGGCTCTTCCTTGGCCGGCTTGTCCTGTGGCGCAGGTGCCGCGCCTTTCGCACGGGCCAGCTCCTCCTCCAGACGCAGCCGGGCCTCGCGCTCAGTCTTCAGCGATTCGTTCACCTCGTTGAAGCGGGCATGCGGGATCATGCGGGGCTTCTCTTCCTCCCCAGCCAGCTCCCGCAGCACATCAGGATCAAGATCGTCCTGCTTTCCGGCCTGGTCGTCAGCGCCATCCTCCTGCCCATCGCCGCCACCAGCGTCAATCTCTTCATCCAGATCATCGTCATCGAGCAGATCGGGGCTCACTTCATCGCCGCGATCTTCCAGTTCCAGTTCCTGCTCCAGCTCTTCGTTCTCAATACTCATGGGATGCCCCCTCGTTGTGATTACTTATCAGCCAGCGATTCCATTCTGGCGATTTCCTCCTTGGCCAGCTTCCGCACAGCGGCCATGCGCTTTGCATCCTTCTGGATCTTCTTTGCCTCGGTCAGCGTGCGCAGATCGCTCTCGGCACGCCATTTATTCTCATCAGCGCTCAGCTCAGCTTTCGCCATGTCACATCACTCCGTCGGTTTCAGGTGTTCGGATGCCCTCGTTGAGCCCGGTGCCAGGATTGGCAGGGGTCAACGGGTCGTAATTGGTGGGCGCCATCTCGGCAACGTCTGCGGTGGGCGCTGCGCCGTCATATTCAGGAACAATCGGCGCTGCGTCCTTGTCCTCGAACCCGGCAGAGCGCAGCAGCCCGTCAGCCAGCGGTGACGTGGCGGGCGTGGTCGCGATGACATTGGCCGCCTGCATAGCGCTGTACATCGCCTCGACAGACTTGCTGACGCCCTCGTTGCGCATCTTGTCCGCCTGGGCCTGGGTCAGCGCCACCTTGGCCTCGATCATTGGGTCTTTGCCCTGCTCCCCCATCGCCTCGATGATTTCCTGCTTGTGCGACAGGTTGCTGTAGCGCAGCACGAACGGCCACGGGATCGGAGCGCCCTTCTCCAGCAGCTCCAGCGCCTGGACAAACTGCGAGTTCTCGAAGGTGACCTGCATGGGCTGCTCGCTGACCACGACGTCGTACTCACCAATGGTCAGGTCATTCAAGATCTGATCTTCGGCAGGCCAGTTCAGCTGGATATCTTCAACCGTGGCCTTGCCCATAACATCGGTGCCGGCTATGCGCTCGATGCGCGGCATGTCATAGAAGGTCTGGATCAGCATCAGCATCCGCTTGGCCAGCAGCCGGCGGGTGTGAGCCAGGTTATCGAGCGGCACAGCGAGCTGCTGCTGCGCGGCGTGCTGGCGGGACTGAATGGCAATGCCCGATGTTTCAGCGCTGCGCTGGCCCATCATGGCCTCGTTAATGCCAGTGGCCTGCTCCAGCAGCAAAGAGCTGCGCTCAACCATCCGGTCAAGGCCTTGTGGCACCTGGTTGGGCTGGATCTTGCGCGGCATCCTCTCCGGCGATGTATCGTTCTTCAGCTCGATATGCAGGCCGGTTTCTGCGCCTCGATCCTCAAGCTCGTCCGTCCGCATGTTGTTGATCGTGTTCGCCCAGGTGATCCAGCCGGAGTTGGCTGTGGTGTTGATCACATGCAGGAACTGGCTCAGCGTCTTGTTCAGCAGCTGCTGCGGGCCGGCGGCGTTATCAACCAGGCCGCGACTGACGCCGCGTCGGAAGAAGGGGAAGAATGGCACGACCGTGAAATGCTGGAATGGCGACCAATCATCATGCAGCACATGGTTCATGGTGCTCACCACCCAGCGCACGCGACGGACCCGGCGCTTGGTGCGCACGCCGCCCTCTTCCAGCATCGCAGCAACCCGCTCCTCGGGAATGCTCTCGATCACCCGGATGTCGCCGGTGCCCGTGATGATGCAATCCGCCTCGGCCATCTGCCACGCCTGGCGATCGATGATGCGTACCCGCTTCTGCCCATCACCGATACTGATCTCACCCATTCGGTCGTTGAAGCCGGTATTCGAATCGCCAAACTTGTTGCGGCCCTCGTCTTCGCTATCGTCGCCGAAGTCCTCTTCATCCGGCGATTCCGCTTCCAGCTTGCGCCGCGCCTGCGTGCCATACAGCCGCTCGATCTCTTCATAGGTCAGCCACTTGGTGATGATGACGTCAGCCCAGTCGTCTGGGTCGTAGCTCTTCGCGTCCGGGTCAGGAATGACATCAAGCGGGTCCAGCGTCTGCAGGGCAATCTCGCCCAGTATGGTGTCCCGGTAACTGATGCTCAGCTCGAAGTACCCGCGCTGCTGGATCAAACCATCGGCATATACCTGGGTCTCGCTCCAGTGCAGGCCGATATTGTCCGCAACCTGCATCGCCAGCTTGGACAGCACCCCGGCCAGATCCTCGGTCGCTTCCGAGTTGCGCGGGCTGTACGTGATGTCCATGCGGTTGGCGATCTGATAACCCAGCGCCGTATTGATCTTGGGCAGGATCTGGTTGAACTCGAACGCCGGTTTGCCGGCCTCGGCCAGGGCCTGCTTGTCCTCCTGCGACCACTGCAGGCCACCGCCTAGGTACATGCCTTCCAGCACCCGCGCCTGTCGGCAGTACTCCCGGTGACCGCGCTCGCGCCCATACTCGTAACGCTGCCAGTTGCGGTGCGCAAGCTGACGCTCATCGATGGTGTTCGGCTGATCGCCTTTGTCTGTCATGTCATGCACTCATAGCGGATTTGCGGCGGCGACTGCGCAGCAGCTTGGCGCGCCAGTCCTCGGTATGTTGATCGTCAGCGGCCACCGGCTCGGCAAAGGTCAGCGCCAGTGCATCCCCGTCATCCGGCGAGCGGCCCAGCTCCTTCTTGATCTTCTCCTTCTCGATCAGCTTCAGCTGGCCATTGGAGCTGTACTTGTCGCGACTCGCAGAGGTCAGGTCGCCATGCAGCTGGTCATCATCAGGAATGCTGGGCGTGATCTCGTCGCACACCCATTCCCCCATGTCGCCCCACATCTCGGCGCGCTTGTTGAAGTACTTGCGGTCATCGCTCGCCCTGGAACCGAAGTTCACTGCCGTGACGCGATCGCCGAACCCCAGCTCAACCAGCCGGTCATAGATGCCGGCACCCAGGCCACCGATGTCGATGAACATCATGCGTATGGTTTTGTCATCGGTGAGCATGCGTGCGGCATGGCCAGCAACAGCCATGGTGTCGCGCACATCAATGCGCTCGATGCCCCAGGCAACGCGGCCTTGCCGGTGAATGAAAGTTGACGTGTCGCCGCCCCGCGCCGGGTCGAGCCCGACAACGTGAGCGCCGATGCGCTGCATGTGCGCCGCATTCTGCTTGCGGGCCTTCTGGACCTTGAGGGTATTGATCAGCGCCTTGTGGCCGACCTTGAGGAAGGCCATATCCGGCGTGGCCGGGTACTCCTGGTTGAACCAGTCCTCGTCGCCAGTGAAGTCGGTTGCGATCTTCATCTGACGCCAGGCCATCTGCTCAAGACTGAGGTCGAAGGCTTCCATGTACTCACGGTCTTCTTCGCTCAGCTCGAAGTCGGCAGGCACCTCGCGCTGGTACCCGGCTTCGATGAACCACGGAATGAACACGGGCATGTAATCGGATTTGCCCGCTACGGCCATGGTCCACATCGAATGGAACATGTTGCCCAGACCATTTGCGGTGGTCTCCATGATCCCTTCGGTACCCGGCTCCAGCGGCAGGGTCTGGCCCAGACCGGCCATGATCTTCTCGGCGTTGGGCCAGAACGCGGTCTCGGATCCATGCAGTAACTGCACTGTGTCGGATCGACCGGCGTTCTTTGAGCCCGCTGTAGCCACTCGGTAATCACTGCGCAGCCCGCCGAAGCTCAGGCTGTTGGCGCTATCGCTCTTTGACTTGGGCTTCAGGACGGGATCGGCCAGCTCATGGTATGTCTTCACCATGCCGAACAGGTTCTGCGTGGCAGCGTCCATGTGCGTGATGATCTGGCAGCGGGTACCGAAGGTGGTGGTCACCCGCTTATAGAAGCGCGCGGCAATATAGGTAGAACACCCCTGTTGGCGGCCTTTGAGCACCAGAGCGCGAACCCAGCCCTTCTCCGCCAACTGCTTTTCCAGCGCGACGTGCAGGATGCGCTGTGTGTCGTTCCACTCGAACGGCACGATCTTGCCGGCCTTCGTCCTGATCTTCAGGTTGACGCGGCAGTACAGCTCATCATCATCCAGCAGCTGGGTCAGCATGGCGTCAGCGCTCATAGCGTCATCCTCGCCATCTCGTCGCTCACTCGCTCAACAGCGCGAACCACCTGGCCAGTTGTGCGCAAATTAAACATCCGCCACACGACAGCACCCCGCGTTGCCTGCAGGGTGACCAAGCCGTCGTTTTGTGGAGTGCATTGCCAGGTAATCATTTCTACCCATCGCTGATTGGATGGGCATGAAGCTATGTGACTGAATCGCAGACGCAAGACCCTACTTGCCCATCAACCGGGCCAGCCGCTCCTCGTACGTTTCTTCCATGTTGGTCTCGTCCAGGTTGTAAGCCTGGCGCTCCAGCGCTACCAGGTTCTTCGCCGCGGTGGTCAGGTCGCGGATGGTTGCAGCGTGGGTTGGCAGGGATATCGCCCTCTTCATTCTGCTGCGCCGCGCTGTCGTATCATCATCGGCGGTCTCATCGTCAATCGCCCCCTCGATCTCATCCCTGTTCTGCGCAGCATCCATCAGCTGGCCCATCAGCATGCCTACCAGATCGGCGGCCGTGCGAATGTCCTTGCGGTGGGTGCGAACTACCTGTGCGCCAGTAGCAGCAACGACATCGACGATTTCATTGTCCCTCGCCTTGGGGTCTCGTACCTCCCCTCGTACCAGCGTATCTCGTACCTTAGCCCGCACCTTGGCCGTCAGGTCTCTTGTCCACCCTTCGGCCTTGGCCCGCTTGCGTATGGCCCCCTCGGAGACGCCATACTTCTTGCCCAGCATCACGTTCGACAGTTGGTTGGCGCGATACTCAACCTCAATAGCCTCCCAGTCCGTCTCTCGCTTATCCACTCCGGACTCCCGCCTTTTCGATTATCCTTTTCCATACCGCGCCGTGCTCCTCCAGTCTTCCCAGGGGAAGCCAGATGGCACCGGCCAATCTGCAGGCCTCGTCGATATGCAAAGACTCATTCCCCGTCATATCTGCGGTGACCATCACGCGAACACCCTTCAGAGATCTGCCGTACCCCAGCTGCGCGGCATACGACATCGCCTGACCTATGGCGGTGAGCACAAGGCGCGTATCTCCACCCCTCTTTGCCTCCAGCACCGTTGCCGTCCCGTCTGCATGGAATAACACAAAATCCGCCCTGCCCCGTGGAAGCGGAAACTCACGCTCATAGTGAAGCACCTCAGGAAGCCCGGCAGCCTCCCCAAAAACGCCTTGATCAAGAAGCACAGTGACCAGCTGGGAAACACCAGCCTCGCCCCTCTTGAATTTGCCATGACTCTCCAGCAAAGCCATTGTCTCCCCGAGGCCGGAAATATTCTGCGTCATCGCACCGCCCTCATACCCTGGCGCCTGGCCTTGATCATCGACCCACGGCCCTGCTCGATGCAGATAGCCATAACCTTCAGTGCTTCGGAAACAATGCTGCCCATGACGTTCCACGGGGCAAGTGCATTGCCGTCGTTGAGAACTTCAGTCGTGCCGTCGGGGCGCAGAGCGCTGATCTCGATGCGCCACTTGGGCATCTTGAGGCCTACGCCCTTGAGTGGCTTGGAGATGCGCAGCTGATACTCGCCCAGGCCTTCCACTGGCTCGGAATGAATCAGCAGACGGGGCTCAGTGAACACCTTGTTGATGTCCGCCCCTTCGTACCGGCTTGCGATTGCAGCAATCAACGACTCATTCATGCCGCATCCTCCAGTGCCTGCCTGCGTCCTGCCTCAGCTCCGGCTGCTTTGCGGGTCTTCCATAGATCAGTGACCGTCAGCGCGTGCTCCGCCATGCCTGGATGCATGCGATACGGATGAACAGTGCCGGGCTCTGGCTGCGGCTCGCGCTTGCTGGCCACCAGATACTCCATCACGCCGTACTGTCGCCGCTGCTGGTGGTCAAAGTGCGCTCCAACAATGAACAGGGTATGCCCGGCTTTGACTTCGCCCGGTCGGTAAGTCTTTCGCTTTGACATTGGTTGCCCCCTCTGTCGTTTATTTACAAACAGTTGCCACCCATTCCTGCAGCCCTGCCAGCGCCTTTTCTGTGTGAATCAGCTGGCCTCGGAGGGTGAAATAATCTTGTCGAGCAATGGAAGTGAGCTCGGCTGTTGCTCCATCATCCACGCCGGCGGTGCCGGTGGTGTCGGGCACTCCGGCGGGACATACGGCTGCGACGTGCAGCCGACGCTTCCCAGCAGCAACATCAGCAGCAAGGCGATCAGTTTCGGCTTCGGCGGCGGACAGCTCAGCGGTGTGTCGCTGGTCGATCTCGGCAGCATCGGAGGCGAGCTCACGCTGCAACCTCAGCGTAGTGCGCAGGCTGCTTGCCTGAGCCGTCGCAATATCGCGCTGACCGGAAACCTTGGTAATCGTCTCGGCCTGCCGATCTGTCTGCCACCAGAGCAGGCCCACTACCAGCAACAGGGCCGCGATCACGCTTGATAGGATTCGACTCATTGCGCAGCCCCTCCAGGCATAGCTCCTGCTCAGCCTCACGACGGCGCACCAGGCCATTCAAGACACGGCCTCCGGCATACACCCAGCGGGGCAATTCATTGCACGCACCGACCAGGTCACCCGCCTTGGCCTTTCTCAGCAGGGTGGATGACTGGAACGCACCGGCACCCACGTTGTAAACAAAACTGCCCAGGGCGGCCCGGGTCGCTGGAGGCAGATCAGGTAGCTGGTGGTCAACTGCTGTCAGAGCCTTTCCCAGATCCTGCTGCAATAGCGCTTCGCACTCGGCAGCACTGCGGGCCTGCCCTACCTTCGCGCTGGCGGTGTGGCCATAGCAGACCGTGGGAATACCCACTGGATCCACATAACCAATCAGCTCTCGCCCCTCGAAATAACCCACGACGGACACTGCCATTGCCAGAGAGCCGGCAATCAGCGACTTCCTGACAATGTTCATTTCTCACAATCCGTTTTGCCCAAGCGCCAGTCGCGGAGCATCTTCCGGTACTGCGGGATCAGCAGCAGCACCTGCGCCAGCATGTACAGCGCAGTCAGCATGTACGCGATATCGGACCAATTCACTGCGCCGGTCGCCCCTGTAACTGCAACAGCAACGCCGGGAGCTGCTTTTGCTCCGGCAATCGCGGCGTCCTGCGCCATCTGCTGTTTCATCGATCTCATCTCCACACCCTTCCTTGCCCCACTTCGAACGCTATGTGACTCAATCGCTCTTGCAACCCCTGGCCAGTCACATCAACTGAACTCTGAATTCATACGAGGAGGCGGTCATGCAAATCGACCACATGCAGGACGATGTTTTTATGAGTGTTACAGAGGCAATGGCTTTGGCTGGCGAGGCGATGGAAAGCGGCACTACCGAAACGCTGCTGGTGATCTCCCTGTCTGAGCAAGGTGACAATGCCGTGCTCGGTGGCGATACCACGACCGACACGATCGAGCGACTGCAGGCCTTACTCGAGCAGCTTGCTGAGCGGTCCATGGAATCGCCGGAGGTGCTTCATATCAGCGCTTAGACATGCTCCATCCCTTCATGTAGGTGTTTTCACGCAGCCCTGGCTTCAGGGCTTGCGCCCAACTGTCCCCGCGCATTCTCCGCATCTTCACCGTCTGCCACTTCAGGCCGCGTTCCTTTGCCCAGACCATCGCAGCTTTGGTTTCCCCATCCAGTGTCACCGGCTGAGCCGCGGCACAGACCGTCTCGCGCTTCGGCATCCTTGGCAGCGGCTCAAAGCACAACAGCAATTGCTTCACCGTAGGTCCCTCCCCCGAAAGCGCCCCCTCACTCACAAACATCACGCCTTTGGCTTGCCCTGGGCTGGCTCTGCGTCCAGCGGCACAATGCGGACCTCCACTCTGGGAATATCCGCGTAACGCTTGGCCAGCATCACGTTGACCACCTGGGTGTCATCACGCCAGACGATGCCGTTGAGCGCATCACAGACAGCCTTGAGGCAGTTGTCCGCGTCACACTTCACGGTCGGCATGATTTCTCCCTGCAGCGCCCCTTCACGCCGCTTCTTCGACCACGACATTGGAACGGTATGCATCATGCTCATCTCGAGCAGCACGGGCCCTTGCAGCAGCGCACGGCCGCCCATCGACTCAGCCGCGGCCATAGCGATGAGATTTTCATAGGCCACCGTCTTCGCTGGCGTGTACATCCGCGCATGCCCGCCGACCCTGCCCACCCGGGGGCGCCCTTTGCCTTGAGGGTTTCCCGGTACCACAAACGTGACCGGCTTCATTGGCTTCCCCCAAACAGCCGCCCCATGAGCCTGCCCAGCCATGAGTTGCCCCACGCCTTCTCGGGCTCCGCCTGCTTGCGCTGAACCAGTCCGGCTTGGTATCCATCGCGATACCAATGCAGAAACGGGTGGCGCTCCCATCGAAACGGATCACCTGCGACAGCGTCCCTCATGCCCAGCTCGTAGGCTGACCGCTTGCGCTGCGACGTCTTGCTCATGCCCTCGCCTCCCCGCCGTCACGCTTGATCCCCATGCGCGCCAACAGCAGTCGCCGAGCATCTGCCCCTGACGTCGGTATGCCCTGCTCCTCGATGCGCTTGTGCAGCTGCTGCTCGGCGTACTCCTGCGCACGCTCGGCTTCGGTCTTCTGGCTGTCGTGGCCGATGCCGATGTGCACCTCGGATTCCAGCGGCTGGCCGTTCTGGGCGCGTTGGAAAACGATCCGGTAGTTGCGATCAAAAATCTGCTGCAGCGATCGGTCGTTGAGTCGGGCCTGGCGCAGCTCGTAAATGCCGGTCAGCTTTGCAGCCACTCGAACGGCCTCGTGCTCGTAGCGCCCTTCCAGTGCCTGGTGCCACGCAGCAACCGCAGACGGCAGTCCGGGAACGTGCAGACACATGGCGCGGAACTCAGGAGCTGACGGAGGCCAGCCCTCGTCAGTGCCGGCACGCTCGACCAGAACGCCCAGACCATTTGCGATCTGCTGGCCGTTCAGCCCACCGAGAACTGACGCCCAGGCATGATCCTGATCAGCTGACACGCCAACACTCCCCGTCCAGCGGTGACCGTACATCTCCGTCATTTTCATCCAGAGCTTGTCCAGGAGTGGTTGCCGCAGTTTCACGGGCCTGTCGTTCGGCAATGGCTTGCTTGACGCGGTCGACAGCTGATCGCGGGCGATTGGAATTACGTTGCTGACGTGCTGGGGATCCTTCGGCTTGTCGGTCATGGCCGTTACTCCTGGCGCTTGTGCGCTTGATGGTTTGCGCAAGCGAGTGTTCCCACTGCCCTTGCGATTGATGTTTGTCAGGGCGATTGATCCAGTAGCTGCGGAATTCACCCAGCGCATCAGCTGTCAGGCTGGCAGCAGGGATTCCGTTGCGGATGGCAGTTGCGTTCCAGCCTTGGGGGGTGGGCTGCCAGGTGTCACCCATTGCGAAGCGCTGCTGCACGAACTCGGCCTGGACTGGGTCTGGCTCGAATGGATCTGGTTCATGCGCGCGTTGAGTAGTAGAGGGAAGACCGGACTCCGGAGGTATGTTCACTTTCAGTGTGTCGGGTCTGTCGTCTTCAATGTTCAGATCATCCGTGCAACCCGCGTCAATGCTGGCGTTGGCACTGTTCAGATGGCTGTTCACTTCGACTGTGCACTTACTGTTCACTTTATTTCGGACGGATTTATCCCGCGATGCGTAAACCAGCTGAAAAATCAGCTGCTTCGCCCCCTTGTTCGTTGCGGTATCACGTGTGACGAGACCTGCTCTTTCAAGCCATTGGACGGCCCTGCGCAGCTCGTTGATGGTGGGTGCTCCACCCTTGATGCCCTGGTGGGGCTCGACATACAGCTCTTCAGAAATGGACTGGTACGATATGCGCCGCTTGACCCCGACAATGCCGCTCGCGTAGTCCATGAACGGCCTGATGCCGAACACATAGACCTCACGCGCCAGCATGGGTAACCCCCGCAGCGCCTCACGCTCATCGTCATTGATCTGGAAGGTGGCCACGTATCAATCCCACCCCAGCGGGCCCGGCCGCTTCTTTTCAGCCTTCAGCCCCAGCTCAGCCAGCGTTTCCAGCGAATGAAGGTATTCAGCGTTCACCACCATGGCCGACTCTGGCACCAGCTGCAGACCGAGCAGTGCAAGTACCTTGCACCAGCGCTCAATATCGCCTTCCTTCCAGCGGCTGACAGTGGACTCGTTTACGCCGACCGCCTCGGCCACCGCTCGCTGCCCTACCGATGCAAGCTGCTGCAAGATCAGCGCCTCAAACTCCCGTGCCCTTGCGTTTTGTTCTTGGCTTAATTGCTTCGACATACACCGCTCCAGGAGGCAAGGCGTAAAGCACCAGGAAGCAATCGCTCGAATAGGCGCAGCGATGTCTCCCGCTCGAGATTTTTTGTGGGCATGTCAGGCCACGCCTCTGCGAACTTGAGATGGGAATGGGCGCAGCTCCTGGGCTTCAAAAGTTCCGTCCGGCAAAACGGTAACCACGATGGTTCTCTCTGCGCTTAGCGCTTTGCTGATCGCGGGCGAGCTCACCCCGAGGGCCTTCGCGACAAAGGTCTGTCCTTTTTCAGCGACAAGATCTGGCAGTGGTATTTGGGTCATCACGAACACCTCAAAAATCATTAACAAAACAATATTAACCGGCGGTTAGCAATAAGACAACACCGGCGGTTTCTTCCAGACATTAACCAACGGTTATAGAGTCAGTCCATGAGCAAGAAAAAACCTTTATCCGAAGAGCAGCTTCAGGAGTGCGCACAGGCGCACCGCATTTTTCTGGAAAAGAGAAATGCGCTGAATCTGAGTCAAAAAAAGATTGCGGATGAGGCCGGGATTAGCGCTCCCGCCGTGAACTTCTACTTCAAAGGGGTAAATCCTTTGAACATCCAGTTCGCCATGGTGCTTTCAAAAATGCTGGATGTTCCTGTGTCCGATTTCAGCCCTCGTCTGGCTTCCGAGATCGAGCAGATTGCAGAAGCATCGAACAATAAAAAGGAGGCCAAGGAGAGCAATGTGGTCACTGCTGATTTCTCCCGAAAGGCACGGGAAGGCGAGATAGACATACCGCAGTTCGACGTGCGCGGAGCCATGGGTAGCGGTCAGCTGCCGAACGATTACGTCGAGATCATTCGGCACGTCACGATGCATAAGTCACACCTCGACTTGTTGGGCATCACCTACACCAGCGCAGCCAACCTGGCCATCATCACCGGATGGGGTCAGAGCATGGCCGGCACAATTAATCACGGCGAGCCCGTATTTGTTGACCGCGGTATCACCCAGTTCATCGGTGACGGGGTCTACGTTTTCACTTGGGACAACCTGGTCTACATCAAGCGCGTCCAGAAAGTCAGCAAAACCCATTTCAGGATCATTTCCGATAACCGCGATAACGACCCTTTCGAGGTGCTGATTACGGATGTGGTTTTCCACGCCCAGGCTCTGCTGGCCTGGAATGCGAAGAAGCTGTGATTGGGAAGTATGAGGTGTTTTGAGGGCGACGGGTCGAACGCTTCTCAGCTATGAGCCCGTATTCAAATGCCATGAATTGACAGCGATAGGCGGATATTGACGTTCCAGGCTGGGATCAGCCGATTCGCGGGATAGCGATACAAGGTTATTGACGCCTAATCAGTGCTGCAGGCATGGCGTTCGCAAAGGGTATAAATATTTTCTGTAAAGTGCTCTTAAGGAGACTGTTGTGAAGAAAGGAATTCTGGCTGTTTGTGTCGCGTCTGCGTTTCTTGTTGGCTGTATTGAGAAAAAGCTGAGCCCCGAAGAGCTTGCGGTGGTATCCGCTCTGCAAGAGCAGCTAGAGCTTACACAGGAGGCCATCTCAGAAGCATCTACTCAGGATGCGCGCTATTCCGGCGGCCTGATTAAAGGGTTGATCGGCGTGCGACTCGAAGTCCTAAAAACCAACGAAGCCCTGATACAGCAGCGGATACATGCGATTGAGGGACGCGGCCCGGTCAAGACCCAAACCTTGGTCACTGCCACTGATTCGGTACTTGCAGAAACACTCAGCCAAGAGCTTTCACAGGCTCGAGCCGAGATCATGCTGGCAAAGGCGGAAGCCTCGGCTTATTCAGGCGGCTTGATTGGTGTGATGAAGGAATCTGCCGTGGCAACAAAGCAGAGCACGATTGCCATGCTTGAGCAACGCTACCTATCTGCAAAGTACGGCCTGTTGCCCCCCGCTTTCGCTAGCCAATCTGCCGAGCCATTGTCAGGAACAGGTCGTGAAACGCCACGCCCCGCTGCGGCAGAGCTGAGTCCGCCAGCGGACGGTCCATTCGGCTTGGCAAAAGGGCTATCTGTTAGCGACATCGAGGCAATGATAGGCACGGCTTTGCCCCTTGTAGATGGCAACCAGAATCTCTACAGCTCGACTACCGCGCCCAAAGAGAACGCGGCATTCGAGACGTACGCGATGGTGATCTCTCCAGTAGCAGGGCTCTGCCAGATAAGAGCTGTAGGGAAAGACATTTCAGCCAATAGCTTTGGCTCTCAAATCAGAACGGCTTATGACGGCCTGCAATTAAGCCTCACAAATGTCTACGGAGTCCCGGAAACTTTAGATCGACTGCTGCCAGGTAGCATATGGAAAGATCCTGACGACTGGATGATGGCCTTGCACAAGGAAGAGCGATACCTTGTGTCTGAGTGGGAGGCTAACGAGGCCTCGCCTTTGCCCAATAATATCCAAAGAATTGTGCTCACGCCTCGGACCACCAGCGGATCAAATGCCTACCTCTTTCTCCAGTACAGCTTTGACAACGATGAATTGTGTCGCCAGGAAATCGAAAGCAAGAATCGTGAGTCGCTGTAAGGCATCCATGCCCGCGTGCTGCTGCCTCGCGGTCGCAGAAGCTGTGATCGTATAGATAAAACTGCCTTAGCCTTTAGGAATTAATAACAACATAGGAAGCAATAAAATGGCGAAGTTAAAGTTAAGCAAATACTACACAGCGGTGAGGGCTGCCCAGTATGACTTGCTTGCCCTAAATGAGCTCGAGGCCGCGCGAAAGAAAAAAATTGCGCCGATCATATCCGCAAGAGGCAACTCAGCCAAGATCGTAGAGTCGTTTGTTGAAAAATGGGGCGCAACTCCTTGCTGGGTAGACGTGTCCCGTTTCCCTGCCGACATTCAGAGTCCTCTTGCTAGCAAACTCAATGACCCGGCGAAGAACTTCGGAGCAAAAGAAAAGTTCTTTGGGGATCTTATGAAATCTAACCCCGCCATCCAACCTGTTGTGGGGTTCAACTCCGGAGACAGCACCCGCAGCATCGTACAATTCACTCTCAAAATGTTGCAAGCAGCGCAGAGTGTTTTAATAAGGATCGAAGGCAATGATAAGGTTTTGGATAAAAATATAAGCCATGTCCGAGCAGTGCTGAACTCTATTTCAGATGATGACTTTAAGCGGATCGCTATTGTCGTTGATCGCGGCAACATAACTTCACAGCCCTCATTGCAGGAGGGGAGCTCGGTGAGGCGCTGCATGGAGCTGCTGGAAGATTTCCCCGTCGAAAATGTGATCACGCTGAGCACTTCATGGCCTGACGAGAGGCCTGAGCGCGGCATAAGCGCGCGTCCACACTGCATAGATCCAGGCTGGCAAGCGCAGTTACATAAAATGTTCTCTCAAAAAGCCACTTTTGCCTACGGCGATTACGCTGCAACCAACCCTATCAAAGATCTACTCGACGGTTATGATCCTACAAAAATGGCTCAACCCATACCTTTTGCCGGTTACTTCATTCCTCTTTATTGGCATCAAGAGCGGCTGGGCGCAGGCGGCGAGAACGAAAAGTTTCGAGATATAGCTAAGGTTTTCCAGAGCTTGCCTGGCTATCACGGCGATCCGTTCTGTTGGGGCACTAAAGAAATTGCCGCGATCGCTTCAGGCAAAAGAGCGAACCCGGGCAACATGGCTTACTGGAATAAAATCCGTATAAACCAGCATGCATCTGCCATGTTACAAGCGCTGGAGAACGGTTTGCTATCTGATCTGGTTAGACCACCAGAAGAAGATGATCTCGATGACTTAATCTAGCCGCCTTGCTTTAATATTGCTCAGCACATGAGCGCGAATAATATCAATGCTTAGCGATTGGGATACTATCTCACGAAGTACAGACTTAGTGTCCCTGCTTTTGAAGCTCAAATTATTATCAGCGCAAAGAGTTTCTAACTCTTCTCGCCAAAGTAAACCACTGAGATCATATGAATTTAATTGTTTGTGCGCGCTAGCCTTTCGTACTACCGCCATCCCTCCCAAATCGTCAACAAGGATAATCCCAGCTTCTTTTGGGGTAATAGGCAACGCCTTTTCGAGGTGTTTGCTATGAGTGCAAAGCCAGATCTCATCAAACACCCGGAAATATGCCTCACATTGGCTAGGCCAGCGATACAGAGAATCGTTTCCGCTCTTTATCTCAAACCCAACGAGGCGGCCATTGGCCAGCGCCAAGTCTGCTCTGAAAGTTTTGTCTGGGGCTTTGACTTTCGTGCGATTTGAGAAACCAAACTCATCAATAAGGACATCGTTGACGCTTGGCCTCATGTGCGTTTCTACCCATGAGCGCAGGTTCAGACGAATTTCATTCGGACCAAACACTTCGTCCTCCTCTTTTTCCGGTCGGCATTATAGACAGACCGGTCGCGACCTGCCAACCATGGCGGGCCTATGTGTAGGCAATATGGCATACAGTGATCTAGTACGCTAGTTGAGCCTCCCCGCTGGTTTTTTTACGCCCACCTTTCCCGCCCCTGCCTTCATCCTTGCTTGTCGCTGACCGCCAGTCTCTGCCGCCTCAACCGACCCAACAGCATCCCACCCGACACTCCAGCCCACACCACCCCCACCAATGCGAGCGCAACCAGCATGCCCAGCTGGTCGATCGGCAGAAATAACGCTGCCCCGGCGGAAAGAACCACTAGATAGGCTGCAGGCAATAGATGCCAGATAAGCAGCCTCATGCTTTTCTTGTCCATACCCCCTCCTTTGTTTAACCCAAATCTATCAGCCGGCCGAGCCCCCTGCCCGCTCGCTGCGCTGAAACGTGACGGGCTTCGCGTGTGGATTGGGTAACGGCTCACAGTTCGAGTCACTTCTCCGAAACTGACCGCGAGCCTCCTCGCTGCTTAACCGCAAATTAACCGCCCGACGCAATTTAATTAACCGCCGGTATTGACATATGAGAAACCGGCGGTTAATAATCAATCCCGACAGCGCAGAGCACCGCGCCAGCCAGAACACCGGCACCGCTCTTTAAAAACGAAGACCCCTCTGCAGTCCCGACAGCGCGAGAGCGTTGAGCGACCGAGGATAAACAGACTGCTAGTGCCGGTGACACCGGATAGCGTGGGGAGAAACCCCACCTTGCTCAAGATCAAGCGTGACGCTAGCTGTATCGGCGTAAGCGGGTCGAGGGTAAGCACCAAAGCAGCTCCCTGCCGGATGCCTGAGATGAGGGCGCAGTACCGGCACAGTAAGCCGAGGTGACACATGACAACGCAGCAATGAAATCAACGCCCAGCCGCAGGTGGCGAGTAACAGCGGAGTAGAGTTTCCTCGTGCCGCTTCTGTGAGGCGGCACCGGGAAAACCCAAAAGGAGCCCTTATGACCAATCAGAATAAAATCAAGGCGGCCGCCGTCGGCGCAGCCTGCGGTGCAGCTTGCGGCTTGGCCGGCATCATATTTTTTGTCGGGCTGGCCAATACAATCAGCTTCATTCTTCGTGAGGCTGGCAAGGCGCTGGGCTGCGGCTAACTCCGGCGCTCCATTACAGAGATGCCGGCGCGCATGCTCAAGAGTATTGCAGCGAGAGCGCAAACAACTCGCTCAGCCGCACTGCTGGCAACAACGAACCTGTAAGTCAGTCCCGCTAACCCAGCCACCACTAAAGCCAAGAGGAGTGAATGCCTGACCATGAGCGACAATAAAGGAAAGCCACTGCGCCCGAGCCTGTCAGCTGTGCTGCTGATAGTGGTCGGGATTTTTGTGGCGATCCAGACCCTACCAATGAACGACGGCTGGTTTCTGTTATTCGGCATTATCCTGGCTGGCCTCATTCTCTTGCTGGCTGCCCAGCTTGTCGGAAGATTCCGAAAATAGTACCACTTCACCGCTCCAACGGATGCGGCTCGGCTCGCAACTGTCAGCCGTCGGGTATCCATACCGGCACGCTCTGCTCACGACGGAGCAAGGCGCACTGCGAGCTAATCCGTAGCCAGGGCTGTGATACCCCTTTCCCGGCTCATCACCGGGGCGATTCGATGCGACTGGCCCACGTCACGGGCCTCCCCTTTGGATTGCATCGGAGTGTGACTGTAACCGGTCATACCCCGCTGCAATTCCGCAGCACACAGTTGGTGTATTTCGCGATCCAGCACCTGTGTTATCGACTTGACGGCTGCTTCCTCAGCCGTCTTCCCCGCCCCGGTTCGCCGGGGTTTTTTATCAGCAGCCACCGGTAATCACGCATTAGCCAGTGGCTACTCAATGAGGATTTGATCATGAGCTCATTTGTAAGAGGTGCCCACGCAACCAGGGCAGCGCAAAGCGAACTCGAACAGCGGACGCCGCCAGAGCACCCATCAGAGCCCTGCTTCGATGGGGATGTTGGCTGCCTCATGAATGGCTATGACGCCGATCTGGTCAGCGTGCATGACTTCCGCATGAGCGCTGAAGAAAGCCTGTCGGAAATGATGAAGGACGGCGAGCTGATTGACCTTTTGCTCGCTGCATTTCGCCAGCAAAGCATGCTGTTCTACACGATGGCCCTGAAAAAGAAGATCGAGGCCCACGCCACCGCAATGCTGAGCAAGGCCCGAGCCGAGGCAGTCGAGCAGTTCCAGCGGACGGGGTATGAGTCATGAAAGCACTGGCCGTATTCACCGCGGGGCTGGCCATTGGGCTTGCCCTTTTTGTATTCGGCTGGATCGGGGCTGCGGCAATAGCAGCGGCCGCTTACGGACTGAGGGACGCGATATGAATACCGAACAACTCAAGCTGGCCAAGCAGGCCCATGACCAGTACATCGAACAGCGCCTGCGCAATGCCGAAAAACGCTACAAGCGATATGAACGCCTCATGGAGCACATGCTTCAGGTGATCGATAAAAAGGCGGATTCGTGCGAGTGGACATTGCGCGAGGTTCGGGCAGCGGTCGCGAGGATCAGACCATGATCAAACAGATTTGCAAATAAGCCACAGTGTTCCTCTTGGTATGGGGCGTTTTGATCGCCGCATACACGATTGCCGAGACCATCGGCTGACCAGCACTGCCTCTTATCACTCACTCAACCACCGCCATTCAAGCGGCGAGGATTCGTCATGTCTTTAATTTATTTTTACGACACAGAAACATCGGGCCTGCCTCAATTCAAATTGCCCAGCTCTGACCCCAGCCAGCCGCACCTGGTTGATGTTGCCGCCCTGCTCTACAGCGAAGATGGCACGCTGGTGGACTCGTTCGAGGCCATCATCCGACCGGACGGCTGGACGATCCCCGACGAGGTGGCGGCTATTCACGGCATCACTACTGAAATGGCAATGGACTTGGGTATTCCTGAATCCGAAGCGCTTGATGGCTTCATGGCCATTCATGAGCGAGCCGAAACGCGTATCGCTCATAACCGCCCTTTCGATGATCGGATCATGCGCATTGCGTTGATGCGGTACCGGGATGAAGAAGCCGCCGAAGCGTACAAGGCAGCTGCCGGTTTTTGCACCATGAGCGCCACCCGCGACATTGTGAAATGTCCGCCGACTGCGAAGATGGTCAAGGCAGGCTTCACCAAGTACAAGAACCCGACCCTGGCCGAGGCCTACAAGCATTTCACTGGCGAGGATCTGGAAGGCGCTCACCGGGCGCGCGCCGATGCCGAGGGTTGCGCCACGGTCTACTTTGCTCTGAACGCGGAGCAGCCGCTGGGGGCGGCGTGATGGGCGACCCAATCCGCGTTCGGGCCTCGTCATGGGGCTCGCTGTTCAATTGCGCGTACCAGTGGGAGGGCGTGCACCTGCTGGGCATCAAGTCCGGCAGCAGCCCCCGCGCCCTGCTCGGTACTGCCATCCATGCCAGCACCGGTGCATTTGATGCGGCCAGGGTGAATGGCGAGGAATTGTCAGCCTATGACGCCGCGGACTACTTCATCGAAGCCCTGCACCAGCCCGAATATGACGTGGAGTGGCGCGGCAGCGATATTACCCTCAAGCAGGCCGAGGCCACCGGGTTAACGCTTCACACGCTGTACTGCCACGACGTCAGCCCGAATTACGACTTCGTTGCAGTGGAGCTGGAGACAAAGCCGCTGGAGATAGATTGCGGTGGCGGAATCATCATCCAACTGACCGGCACCCTCGACCGCGCCCGCATCAAGCGGGACGGGGACGGTGGTATCGGCATTGCCGATGTGAAGACCGGCGCTGCTGCGGTTTCGAAAGGTGTAGCGAAGACCCAGGGCCACAAGCCCCAGATCGGCACCTATGAGCTGCTGTATGAGCACACCACTGGCCAGCGCATCGAGTCGCCGGCAGAAATCATCGGCCTGAAGACCAAAGGCAAGCCCGAAGCCGGTACCGGTGAAATCATCGGCGCCCGAGAGCTGATGGTCGGTACCGAGAACTACCCGGGCCTGATCCAGCTCGGCGCTGAAATGTTCCGCACCGGCTTGTTCCCACCCAACCCTCAGTCGTTCACCTGCTCGGAGCGTTACTGCCCGCGCTGGTCGACGTGTCACTACAAGGAGGCATGACGTGAAAGGCATGGAAGAGCAACACCGCCGCCGCATTGGAGAAGCCAACCGAAAGACCGCAGACGCCAAGCGCAACCTTCCTCTCGAAGCGAAAGTTTCCGAGCTCTATATCGGCGGCATGAGCGTAAACGAGGTCAGCCGGGAAACGGGTGTACCGCCCGCCACAGTTCATCGCTGGCTGAAGCGGTCAGGTGTTGAGTTGCGCAAGCTTGGCGACTGGCACAGAGACCGTCAATGGACAGGGGCTCGACGAGCACACCATCCGGCCAAACCGGAGAGACCGGCAGGATCATCCAGCGGGTACGAAATGCTGACCCAGCGAGCTCTGGGCAACCGGTCAATAAACAAAGAGGGATATGTCCGCGTTCATGTAGGCCGTAAGCGCCGACAGTACGAACATATCCTGATTGCAGAAAAGGCCATAGGTCGCAGCCTGCGGAGTGATGAAGTGGTTCACCACATCAACTGCATACGATCGGATAACCGCCCTGGGAACCTGCTGATCTGTTCGCGCAAGTATCACCTCCAGCTTCATGCGCGCATGCGCAAACACCCCTACTGGTCTGAGGTAGAGCGTCAGGCCAAATCAGCGACACTATAGGAGATTCATCATGACCCAACCAACATCCCTGAGCGCACTGCAGAACCAAGCGCCACGCGAGGCAAGCATGCCCGTCGTGACCATGGGCTTCGGCAGCCTGCAGAGCTTCGAGCTGATGCAGCGAGCCGCTAAGGTGCTGGCCGGATCCACGCTGGTGCCCACCGCCTACCGCGCGTTCACCGAAGTGAAGGAATACGGCAAGGTCGTCGGCTACGAGCCGAACGGCTCAGGGCTGCCGAACTGCATTGTGGCGCTGAACATGGCTGAGCGCATGCGGGCTGATCCCCTGATGATTATGCAGAACTTGCACATCATCGAAGGCCGACCCAGCTGGTCCAGCGCATTCATCGTTGCGGCGATCAACACCTGCGGCCGGTTTGCCCCGATGCGTTACGAGCTGTCTCGCCCAGGCGAGCCCACCGAAGTGGAGTACACCGCCACCGAGTGGCATAACCGGCAGAAGACCCAGGTTAAGAAGAAGGTCACGGTGCGGCACCAGACCTGCATCGCCTGGACGATTGAGAAAGGTACCGAGATTCCCAAGTTCAGCTTGGAAGAAATGCGCGGCAAAACGCTGCTGCAACTCTGCCGGGAATACGGGGTGCCGGTTCTGGAAAGCCCCGAAGTCTCCATCCAGATGGCCATTGACGAAGGCTGGCTCACAAAGAACGGCAGCAAGTGGCAGACAATCCCCGAGCTGATGCTTCGGTACCGCTGCGCCAGCTTCTTCGGCCGTCTGTACGCTCCGGAAATCCTGATGGGTCTGCACACCACCGAAGAAGTGCACGATTACATCCCAGCCGAAGCCGACAGCCAAGGGGTGTACACGGTGGATATCGACAAGCTGAAGCGTGCTGTTGCTGAAGCTGACAGCGAGGAGCTGCGCCCGCCATCCATTCCGGATGAAGAAGCCCGGGACGCCCCCACTGAAACGCTCAACACCACCACCGGTGAAATCAAACAGGCCGACCCGGAACCAGCCAAGAAGGAAAAGGCGCAGACCAAGCAGCGCCAGCAGGCCAAGCCGGATCCTGAACCGGAACAGCAGCCCGAGCAGCAGGGCTATGACGACTTCGATATGGAGTGACCATGAAGATTATACGCAATGCCTTGGTTTACTCGGCAGACCTGCCGGACGCCCACGCCCTGGCTGAAGCCATGGAGTCCCTGCGCTACCAGCCCATCACCGAAGTCCAGGCTCAAAGCCTGGGCTTCATCGAAACAGAGGCCACCCCTGACTTGGTGACCAGCTTTGACGGAGGCATGGCGTTCACACTGCGGATTGATGAGAAGGTGCTGCCGCGGGGGCCGGTGAACACGGAAATCCAGAAAGCAATTGATGCGGCGACGGCTGAAGCTGGCCACGACCTGGACAAAGGGCGCATCGAAGATATCCGGGAGGAGACCATCACGCGCTTGGTATCAACAGCGCTGACGGCCACCACTAAAGTACGCGCCCTCTACTGGGCAGCAGACAAATTCCTCATCGTCACCACCAGCTCTAAGAGAAATGCAGACCGCATGATGCAGATGCTGGTTCGGGCCAGCGAGTCCGTCAAGACCACCACCATCCACATAGACGGCGTTCGCTATGGTTTGACGGCACACCTTCGAAACCACCTGGAAGGCTTACCGAAGGATTTCGGAAAGTTCAGGATCGGCGACAGCGTGGTATTGAAGAACGAGGGGGAAAAGATTGTCTTTGATGTGGACAGCCTGGACCACGCCCAACAAGGCCTGCTTGAGGCCATCCGCGCCGGTATGCACGTTGAGAAGCTGGAGCTCGAGCACGGCGCCATGGCCTTCATGCTCAACGATCAATTCCGCTTCAGCAAGACCACCTTCTTCGGTGAGGAGGAGGAAGAGGAGCAGAATCAGCCGGAGACATTGCCAGAGATTTGGGCAAGAGCGGCCCATATCGAGACCAGTCAATTCTCTGCCGCTCTGCGTGAGCTATGCAGTGTATTCGGCAGGCAGACTGACATCGAGATCGACAAGGAGAGTGGGGATGCTGCTGATCCAAAACGCCACTGATGAGGTGAAGGCAGACCGGGCGATGATTGAAAAGGCCACCAAAGCGTTTCTGCGCTCGGGTGGCTGGATCCAAAAGCTACCCATAAGGCGAGGGCCCCAACCCAGCACCTTCAATGGCTCCGCCAGCCGCGCTGCTGCGAACAGACAATCAAGCGCCGCGCTGACCGCAAAGATGGAAGCGGCCATGCCGGAGATTCTTCGCCGACACAAGTCCGGGGCCAGGCTCAGCCAGATAGCCAAGGATTACAAAACGTTCGTCCCAACCATCAAGCGTCACCTGCTGGATGCCGGCGAAGACCCACACGCCAATATCAAAAACTATGACCTGTCATACCAGCAGCTCCTGGCCATCAAGGAAATGACGGAGGGCGGGTCCGCCGTTTCTGACATAGCTAAATGGACTGACCTGCCGCGTGAGCGGGTAGAGCGGACGGTCAAGGAATTCAAATTTACCAAGAGGTAACCATCATGCAGATACATCAGATCGATATCGACAACTTCCAAGGGCTGCGTCATGCGGCCCTTGCTGTATCTGAGCCCCTGGTGCTGGTGTCCGGCGGCAACGGAGCTGGCAAGTCCAGCCTCATGGACGCCATCAGCATCGCGCTCACCGGCCTTCCCCGCCGCGTCAGCCTCAAGAAAGATATGGGCCAGCTGGTCACCGAGGGTAAGAAGAAAGGCGCCATCGCTATCCACACCCGGGATGGCGAATACGGCATCAGCCTGCCCAGCGGAAAGGGCGTGCACATGACCGATAACAGCATGCTGCCCTTCGTTCTGGATGCCAGCCGCTTTGCTGGCCTGGACGGCAAGGAGCGCCGCAAGGCGCTGTTCGAATTAACCGGCGCCAGCGCCAACCCGAACACTATCGGCCAGCGCCTGATTGATGCCGGCGCCCTGCCCGCCATGGTCGAGAAAGTGAAGCCGCTGTTGCGATCGGGATTCCCCGCGGCAGCCGAGCAAGCCAAGTCCTATGCTTCGGAAGCCCGGGGCGCATGGAAGGTGTTGACCGGTGAAAACTACGGCAGCGACAAGGCCGAGGGCTGGGAGCCGGAACAGCCGGACGTCATAGTGACCGAGGAGCAGATCACTGCTGCCGCCGAAGCGTTGGCGGTGCTCGAGCAGGATCTGACCGAGGCCACCGAGACCCTGGGCGGCCATCGGGAGGCCGCAGCACAAGCCCAGCAGCAGGCGGGCCGCATCAACGAGCTATCTGCCCTCGCCAATGACAGGCCCAAATACCAGACCGCCGTGGATCAAGCCCTCGCCGACCTGAGCCACTGGCAGGAGATACTGGAAAAGACTCGCGCCATGGCCACTGGTACCGGCCGCCGGGAAGGATTGATTCATGACCTCGCCCGAGCGCTGTCCTCATTTGAGGAGATTGTCGATACCAGTGAAGGCTATCGTGATGACAAGGGCTTAATCACCCCCTGGTTCAACACCCGGGCTGCTGATCGCCTGCGCCCCGCCATGGAACAGTACCGAAAGGAATTTGGCGTCGAGGAAGAAGGCGACTCCGAACACAACCCGGCAGAGGTAGCCAAGAACGTCAGCAAGTTCGAGACAATCGTCAAGAACCTGCAGGCAAAGGCTGATACCTGTCAGCGGGAGCTGGATGAAGCCATTGGCGCTGTTTCGAAGCTGGAAGAGCTGCAGAAGTCCCAGGCAACGGTACCGCCAGCCGACGCGATCCAGAATGCGGAACAGGCAATTGCCGAGCTGCGCCAGCAACGGGATTCAGCCCGGGCGAAACATGAAGCACTGTCTGATGCGTATAAGGCCATTGCCGAGCGCAAAACCGTCATCACCCAGGCCGCGGAGTACCACGCCGATGTGCAGGCCTGGGTGATGATTGCCGAGCAGCTGGGGCCCAACGGCATCCCGTCACAGATCCTGAGTGAGGCGATTGGGCCGATGAACGAGCTGCTGGCTGATATGTCAGCGCGGGCTGGCTGGCCACAGGCATCCATCAACACCGACATCGAAATCGAATGCGCCGGCCGGCTACGTGGCCTGCTGTCCGAGTCGGAGCAGTGGCGAGTCGACACGCTGCTGGCGGTGGCCGTGGCCAAGCTGTCGGGCCTGGGCTTCGTCCTGCTGGATCGGTTCGATGTGCTTGAGCCGGCATCGCGGCCGCAGGCGCTGAAGCTGCTGATCGGGGCAACCCGTGACGGTACGCTGAATCAGGCGTTCATGGCTGGGACGATGAAGGCACCGATGGACAAGCTGCCGCCGGGTGTGCAGCAGGTGTGGATTGAAGACGGGATTATTGAGGGTGACGAGGAGAAGGCGGCCTGATGGCCGCCCTTACTGCATCAATGGCAGTGGACAGTGCCCTTGCTGTTATCCATATGGCAGCACTGGCCAGGTGGTGAGCTCTTACGGCAACCGCCGCCGTGGGCGAGCACGGTAGAGCTCACCATCATCAGCGACAAAGCAATCAGCAGAACCTTCATAGATAAAACTCCCTGCCCCTTTGGGCTTAAGTGAAACCTGCATTTACCGGCAGCGTGCCGATAGATCGACAATAGCCCGTTCGTATGTCAATGCGCCAGCACCGGCGGTCATTCTGTTTTGAGGTAACCCATGCCCACCGTAAACTCCTACTTCTGAGGAGCAGGCCTGATGGATATCGGCCTTCTCGAAGCAGGCATCACGATCAACCAGGCTTTCGAGCTGGATGCGGACGCCTGCAAGACCTACCGCCACAACATGGGCGACCACGTTAAGCAGTGCGATATCACGCAGCAGCTGGTGCTGGAGCAAGACAGCTGCGACGGGATGGTCTTCACCTACCCCTGCACCAAGTACAGCACTATCGCCGACATTCACGGCACGCGCACCGGTGATGAGCTGTTCCTGCACGCGCTCCGCCACCTGGCCATTGCCCGGCCCGAGTTCTACGCAGTCGAAAACGTGCCCGGGATGCGGGCCTTCCCGATCGTGATGGAAGCAATGAGCAAGCTGCCGGACTACTACGTGCAGATCTTCTGCCCGATCAAGTCCGAGACCTGGCTGCCGCAGCGACGGCACCGACTGATCATCATTGGCACCCGGCGACCATTCAATATTCGGCCACCGGAGAACACGCGACCCGTAAGCCTGGCTGACATTTTGGAAGGCGAGCCGCGCGTGACGATCCCAAAGGCTATCAAGACGCGCATGACCGGTGGCTACCGCGACCTGCCGATCATCAGCGACCCAGAGAAAGGCGACATCGCCCCGACCTGCGTTGCGCACTATGCGAAGGACAAGAGCACACGGCTGGTCGCGGACAAGCGCTTCCCGCTGGGAGTGCGTCCCTACTCGGTCCGTGAGTATGCCCGGCTCCAAGGCGTGCCGGACAGCTTCGAGTTCCCGGTATCAGACACAGCGGCTTACCGCCAGATCGGCAACGGGGTCAGCACCCCGGTCGGCAGATGGTTGGGCAGCGAATTGAAGAGGTACATGGCATGACCCGAACAATCACAGCCCTGCACACGCTGCAGGACGGCCAGGCCGTAACGAACCTGGGCAACCTGCCTGGGCCGGACGAATGGCTCACCAAGGCCGACCTGCTGGGCATGGCCCGGCAGATCCAGCAGCACGCCATCGATGCGCAGCGGATCGGGGAGACGCCGGTGAGGCATCCCGCCACACCGAATTTTCATGAGTTCGCAAAACCAGAGGATGCCCATGACTGAAATAACGCCAGAGCAACGCATTGACGCCAACCTGGATGCCGTACTGCGCGCATCGGGATCAGCGCTTCACCACTACACGATGCCCGGCACGCTTGAGGCGATGCGCGAGGCGATGCGCGAGGCGATGCGCAAGGTGATGAGCGAATCGTACATTCAGGGCAGCAATGACTGCCACAAGGCGATGATGGGAGAGCGGAAATGACCGACTTGAAAGAGCTTATCAAGCGCGAAGTAGCGGGCTTCCTAGACTGGCCGGGCGACAATAAAAACATCGTCACCACCGCCAGCGCAATGCTGTTTGCGGAGCATGTGGCCACGCTGTATGCAGATCATTTTCGTGGCGCCGGGAATATAGCAGCGCCTGCTGTGCAGGGGGAGCCGGTGGCGTGGCTTGAAGGTGAGCCGAGTATGCGCGGGGCGACTCTATCCAGCCTAACCGCTCTTACCCGCTCTACTCGTCTCCATCTGACCAAGCCGGGCACCAGCAACCCTGTTTGGCCGCTCTACACCGCCCAGCAGCCCGCAGAGCGGCAGCCAGCGCCGGACGTGTCGGCACTGGTGGAGGCGCTGGAGCTTGCCCGGCGGACACTCGCCATGGCTGCGCTTGAAGGTGAGGTAACGAGGCGCATTGACAGCGCCCTCGCCGCCCACCGCAAAGGAGGTGATTTATGAAGCTGCATGTGGTCGTTTCAGAGTATGGGGCCGCTGCAAACGTAGGCGGTAATGTTGAGATAACAGCTAAGTCGTTCGATCTGCCAGAGGAAATAGCCGAGTACATTCGTTCAAGACGGGGCGCATGGCAGAGTGTGACGCTAGCATTTGAGGACGAAAAGGAGCCTAGCTATGACAACCAGTAAGCCGGGAAGCGTAAATCAGCAGCCGCTGTATGGCTGCACAAGCTGCTACGAGGAATGCATCTATCCTGCTGACCATCTGCATGTGTATGACAACGAGTGCTGGTGCGATCTGTGCTGGGACGAAAGACGATGGGAATTCCCAGACCAGCCCAGCTGGAACGATCTCGAACCATACACGCCCGCACTGCAAGCTGAGTGCAAGGAGCTTCGCACCGCCCTGTCCGAATCCCGAGCCAATGACCTCACTGCGATGGGTTACCTGAACCAGATCAGGGAGCTGGTCGGTGGTGATGACTTCCCGGATATGGTCGAGCGCGTAGCGAAGCTGCAAGCCGAGTGCGATAATCTGCGCAAGGATGCGAAGCGGTACGTTCCACTGAATGAGGCTGTTCAGCGAGCTGCTGCCGAGCTTCCAGAGGGCTGGGAGATCCAGTTGTGCGTTATGCGCGATAGCGGTTGGGTGGATTTAATCGGGCCCGAAGGCACGGAAGACTTCGCCACCGACAATGAGCGCTTGGATTACACCGTGATCGACGCGCTTGAATTTGCCATCGACGCCGCCACGCAGGGAGACCAGCCATGACCAACCATATTGCCGAGACCAGCAAAATGGTCACCTTACCCATCACCACCGAGGTGCGCGGCCAAGAGTGGAGCCTCTACACCTTCGACTATATGACCCAGGACGGCATGTTCAGCGGCTATCTGCATGCGTTGGACATGGGCCATGCAGAGCAGCTGCTGAGTGAGATGAAGGCGACGGCAGTGCTTGCCGGCCAGATGATCGAAGCCGAAATTCCCAACTGACACCCCTCATCATTTTGAGCATCACCCTATAAGCCGGGAGGCAATTATGAGCGCAGCAGAAAAGCTGGAGTTCGCTATCGTGCCGGGCGAATGGTTCCGGCAGGAGCTGGTATTCCCCGTGTTCGGCATCAGCACCGAGGCAGCACGAAAGTACCGGGCCGGTGGTCAGTGGCTGGAAGGCAGGCACTGGCGCAAAGACCCGGCAAACCGTATCGTCTATAACCGCGACGCGATCACAGCATGGATGGGAGGCTCACTGTGAAAGACAAGATGCCCACAGGGGTGGAAATACACGGCAAGCAACTGCGTATCAGCTTCATGCTGAACGGGCAGCGATGCCGTGAGCCGCTGCCGGGCATCGTCAAGATCAACAAGGCCAGCATCGCTTACGCGGACAACAAGCGCCGTTCGATCGTGGCGGAGATCAAGGAGGGGCGATTCGACTATGCAGCGCATTTCCCCGAGTCACCCAGGGCGGCAATGTTCTCAGGGCATGGAGGCCCGCAGTCGCGCCGCACTGTCGAGGAGGGCGTGCGTCGGTGGCTGGAGGTGATCGATGCGAAGAAGGCGGCAAGCACCAGCCGCATGTACCGCAGCAAGTCGCAGCACCTCGTGAAGAAGTTCGGCAAGCGCCGCATCGCGGATATCACCAAGTCTGATCTGGAGCTGTTCCAGGCGGGCCTGCTCAAGTCAGGACTGGCACCCAAGACCGTGAACGACATATTTACGGTGGTCAGGGGTGTGTGGGATGACGCGTTCGGCGACGGCGTGATTCGAGCCAACCCGCTCGACCGCATCAGGAATATCGAGCGCGACCAGACAGATGAGTCAGCAGACCCGTTCACTCGCGAGGAGATTCAACAGCTGACAAAAGTGAAGACTTCACGCAAGTCGGACGTGACCATGTTCCTGTTTGATTGTTGGGCAGGACTGAGCGTGTCCGAGCTCATGGCCTTGGGGTGGGATGACATCGATCTGGATGCCGGCACAGCAGTGGTTCGTCGGGCCAGGGTAGAGGCGCTGTATAAGGTGCCGAAAGAGCGCAGCCGCGTACGCACCATTGACCTGATCGACCCAGCCATCGAGTACCTGCGCCAGCAGATGCAGGAGACATACCTGCTGCCGGCAGTCGAAGTGCCTGTTACCCAGCGCGACAACGTGACGATCAAGAAGGAGAGGGTCAGGTTCGTGTTTCGCAATGGCCGGAGTGGTATGCCCTGGAACCCGGCCAGCCTCAATCGGTGGTTTACCAGCCTATTGCGTCGAGCTGGTGTTCGGCATCGAGGCCCGAACCAGTGCCGCCACACTTTCGCCAGCCAGGCGCTGTCCAGCTATGTGCCGATAGAGTGGGTCGCCCGCCAGCTCGGTCACAGCGATACCGGTATGGTCAAGAAGCACTATGGCCGATGGATACCGAGTGACACCAAAAGCATGGCCGCGATGGTGTCGCAGATGATGGGGTTCAGAGATGCAGAAAGTGGCCTGTAG